CACATATTGCTACAGATACTATAGCAGCTGGTGATATTGCGGCAAATGCTATTACTGCCAGTGAGTTAGCCAATGATGCTGTAGATACAGCTGCCATTGCAGATGATGCTGTGACGAGCGGCAAACTTCAGGATGATGCTGTTGGGGCAGCTGCCTTAGCTGCCAATGCTGTTGTTAATGCCAGTATCGCCTCAAGTGCTGCTATTGATGCAACAAAGATAGCAGATGGTTCTGTAACAAGTACTGAGTTTCAACATATCAGCACGTTATCATCTAATGCACAGACACAGATAACTGCTAAAGCTTCTCCTACGAGTGTTAATAACTGGACAGCAGGACAACAGGGTGAGATAACAGCACTAACATCTGCAACAACTATCACTATTGATATGGCAAACAGTAATAACTTTTCTGTTACACTAGCACACAATGCTACCTTTGCCAACCCATCTAACGATACAGCAGGGCAGAGTGGTTCTATCTTTATCACACAAGACGGCACAGGTTCAAGGACTGCCTCTTGGGGCACTGATTGGGATTTCGCTGGAGGCACAGCACCTACATTATCAACTACAGCTGCTGCTGTGGATCGTATAGATTACGTCATATTAAACAGCACAAATATTCATGCAGTAGCAACATTAGCGTATTCATAGGACATCTTAAACTATGAGCGTTATTGGTTCCAACATACTCTCAGGCGCCTCAGGGCAGGCTACTGGCTACGACTTAGAACAGTCGTTGCGGTTTAATGACGCTGACAATGCTTATCTAAAAAGAACTATAAGTAGCGGGAATAGAAAGACCTGGACTTGGAGTGGTTGGGTAAAAAAGAGCACACTTGCAACTGGCCATGGAATATTTGGTACTGAAACATCTGGCACTGCTGAGTTTTTTATTATGCAATGGACTGGAGGTGGTTCAGGAGATTCTATTTTTATCCAAGGGTATACAAACTCTGCAGAAACTACAAGACTTTTAACAACTCGAAAGTTTAAGGATCCAAGTGCCTGGTATCACATAGTTCTTGCCGTAGATACGACTCAGGCAACAGCATCAAATAGATTAAAACTTTATGTTAATGGAGAGCAGATAACAGATTTTGCATCTGGCAGTCAAGTATACCCAAATAGTCAAAACCTTGGTACTGCTATTAACAACGCGGCTTATCCGTTGATGGTGGGCGCTTATTCAACTGGAACTCCTGACACACTTGATGGCTATCTCTCAGAAGTACATTTTGTGGATGGCCTAGCGTTAGCACCAACAGAGTTTGGTGAAACCAATTCAGTCACTAACCAATGGATTCCTATAGAAGTAACCGGACTGACCTACGGCAATAACGGTTTCTATCTACCCTTTTCTGGTACAGATTCCCCAACAGCGATTACTGACTCTACAAAATACACCGTACAAAGTTTTACTTCTTCTACTACCTGGACTGCTCCTTCCGGTGTAACATCGGTTGAGTATCTAGTGGTCGCCGGTGGCGGCGGAGGCGGTGGTGGTTACTATGGTGGTGGCGGTGGCGCAGGTGGTTTGCGAACTGGCACCCTATCTGTTACACCGGCACAATCTTATACTGTAACAATTGGAGCTGGTGGAGCTGGTACAGGTAGTGCAAACACCTCTGGCAGTGATGGTTCTGCTAGTGTCTTTTCATCTATTACCTCAGCTGGTGGTGGCGGCGGAGGCGGTTCAGGACTAACCGGTCGAAACGGTGGCTCAGGTGGTGGTGGTGGTGGTAATGCTACCACATCAGGTGGTTCTGCTAGCCCAGCTGGGCAAGGTACTGCCGGCGGTGCTGGTATAGCTTCAAGGTCTGGCGGTGGTGGTGGTGGCGCAGGTGCTGTTGGTAACGCTGGTGACAATGGCGGACGAAAAGGTGGTGTTGGTGGTGCCGGGTTACAGTCAAATATAACAGGAACAAATACATACTACGCCGGTGGTGGCGGCGGTGGTAGTTACAACCAACCAGGCGGCACAGGTGGTGCAGGTGGTGGAGGTACAGGAGACTTTCTCAACCCAGGTGGTAGTGGTACTGCTAATACAGGCGGTGGTGGTGGCGGTGCTTCTGTAGGCGGCAACCCATCAGGTGCTGGTGGTTCTGGTATTGTTGTAGTCAGGTATCTAAACACTGCAGGTACTGTATCAAGACACACCGTTACAGCAAATGGTCATACTAAAAAGATTCGTGGTGATAACCTAAATGGTTCGGGCAAGAATGTTGTAGCACTTACATCGGGTTCGGGTAACTGGAATTGCCCTGTGGGAGTAACATCAGTCGAGGTTCTAGTAGTCGCCGCCGGTGGCGGTGGTGGCGGACTCGGAGGTGGCGGTGGTGCTGGTGGTGTTGTCCATCACACATCAAAAAGTGTAACGGCAGGAAATAACTACGCATACTCAATCGGTACTGGTGGAACAGGTAACTCTTATAATGGCGGTGTTGCGGGGTCTGGTGCTAATACAACATTTGATAACATTACTGCCGTAGGCGGTGGTGGTGGTTCTGGGCAAAGTCCTGCTGGTTCCGCCGGCGGTTCAGGTGGTGGTGGTAATGGTGGGTATACAACAGCTGGTGGTTCTGGAACTCAAGCAGATTCCGGTGGAGGCACAGGCTACGGCAATAACGGTGGTGCTGGTTTCGGTGGTGACTACTTTGGTGGTGGTGGTGGTGGCGCAGGTGCTGCCGGCGGTGCTGGTAATAGTCCAACTGGAAAAACTGGTGCCGGTGGTGACGGTAGATACTTTGCCACTTTCAAAAACTATGGTGACGGTGGATACTTTGGTGGAGGTGGTGCCGGTGGTGGTGGCACTAGTACATCCACAGGTGTAGCTGGTATTGGTGGTGGTGGCACAGGGTCATGTGGCGGTGCTGGTGCTGGACGAGGCGAAGATGGTACTGCTAACACAGGCGGTGGTGGTGGCGGTGGTGCTAACGAGACTTCTTCAAACGAACGAGGCGGTAACGGTGGCACAGGTGTCGTTCTCATTGCTTGGTCATACGATAAAGGTGATGATTCCTCTATCAAGTTTGATGGCACAGGGGACTATCTCAGTGTCGCAGATTCAAGCGACTGGTCATTTGGAACAGGTAACTTCACTCTTGAGACTTGGGTGCGCTTCAATGACAGCGCGGGAAGTGAAAACCTATTTAGCCAATATCAAGACTCCTCACACCGATGGTATTTAAGTGCTGATCTGACGAACAACAAATTAAGTTTTTACGATGCCGGAAGTAGTATGGACGTTGAGCAGACAGTCGTAACGTGGGTGGAAAACACTTGGTATCACGTTGCCATGGTCAGAAATTCTGGAACTGTGACTTATTATGTTAATGGTACAGCGTACACAATAACCGGAACAAACCCCAACGGGAACATCACAAGCAACACTGGTGCATTGCAAATTGGTAGGTACAACACTGGGGATGACTTAAACGGCTATATGAGCGATATTCGGATATCCAATAGTGCAAGATATACTTCAGCATTTACCCCAAATACAGCTGCATTTACCGCAGATGCAAATACAAAACTTTTGATTTCTGCTGACGGGTTTACTGGTCTTGGTTCTGATAGTTCTGGTAACTATAATTATTTCACACCTACGAATGTTGGTACACAGGATCAGGTCCTGGACAGCCCCACGAATAACTTTTGTACGTTGAATCCTTTAGATGGTTTCAATAGCATGACTGCTACTGAAGGAAATTTAAGAGCGAATACTAACTCTGGAAGTGATCCTAAGATAAATGCCACCTTCCAAATACCGCAGTCGGGTAAATGGTACTGGGAGTTTGTGGATCAGCATGGACTCTCCATAATGGTGGGTGTAATTGACCAAATTAATTCGGGAAATATTTATGGTAACAATAACTCCGCTATATATTCTTCTGGTCTAGGAACAAAATATAACTTTTCGTCTGTCTCGTCTTATGGAGCAAGTTGGACTACTGGCGACATAATTGGTGTAGCAATCAATAGAGATGATAACGAAATTACATTCTATAAAAATAACTCTTCCCAAGGGACATTCACGATAGGTGGAACAGTCGCTCAACGAGCCAGATTAATTCCGGTGATTGGTACTGGAACTGGTGGCACTGGTGGTGGAACCTTTAACTTTGGCCAAGACAGTTCTTTTCATGGCACAAAGACAGCACAAGGCAATTCAGATGGTAACGATAACGGGGATTTCTATTATGCGCCACCTACAGGATACCTTGCGCTTTGTACGAATAATTTATCGGACCCAAGTATTGAATTGCCGGGAGATCATTTTAATACAGTTCTTTATACTGGCACGGGTTCCAGTGCAACAAATGCGATAACCGGCGTTGGTTTCACACCAGATTTGATTTGGCTGAAAGATAGGTCCACAACAACACATCATGGCGTATTTGATACCATTAGAGGTACTGGTCAACGATTAATAACTAATTCTAACGGCGGAGAAGATACTCAAGCATCAATGCTGTCTGCTTTCGGTACTGATGGTTTTACGACTAGTGACCATCATAATACAGTTAATAATTCCCATGTAGCATGGACCTGGAAAGCTGGTGGCACACCAACAGCAACTAACTCCGCTGGTGCAGGAAATACGCCAACTGCTGGTAGTGTAAAGATAAATGGTTCTAATCTAGGATCAGCATTAGCTGGAACTATACAAGCAATAGAATTATCTGCGAATACTGAGGCTGGTTTTTCTATGGTTAAATTTGCTGGTACTTCAAGTCAAACAAATACTGTTGCTCATGGGCTGTCACAAGCGCCTGAAATGATTATTGTCAAAGGTACAAGTTCAACACAAGAATGGTCTGTATGGCATGATGTTTTTCCAGTTGATTCCGTTATCTATTTGGATAGTAGTGGAGCTGCAGGACTTGGAAATAATAATGGTAGGTTTGATGTTCTTCCTACTGCTTCTGTATTTACTCCTGGTGACGCACAGAATACTGGTGCCACTGGTGTTACTTATATAAGTTACTGCTTCCATTCCGTAGAAGGCTACAGCAAGGTAGGTAGTTACGAAGGTAATGCTAACGCTGACGGGACATTTGCCTATACCGGATTTCGTCCTGCTTTTGTTATGGTTAAAAACGTAGACACTGGTGGAATAAATTGGTACATCCAAGACAACAAAAGAGCTTCTTATAACCCTGTAGAGGCAATTATTGCACCAAATACTAATGGCGCAGAATTTAATAATGGAACGGATTGGATGGACTTTACCTCTAATGGATTTAAATTGAGGTATAACGGTGATCCTTATAACGCAGCAGCAACTTACATCTACTTGGCCTTTGCCGAATCACCATTCCAAACCTCCAATGCTAGATAAATAAAATCTTATAAATAGTTGAAAGCAACTAAAAGGGTGAATGCATGGCAACTATTAGTAACTTGGCGATAGACCAATATTCCGATTTTGCAACTTCTGTAACTGTTAATGCCGGTTCGGCCGACACTACGTTGAATGGTGCAATAACGAATAGTGCGACAACATTGACTGTAAACTCTACAACAGAGTTTCCTACGGCCGGGACATTAATTATAGAAGCCGAGCAAATAACTTATACGGGAAGCACTTCTACAACCTTTACTGGATGTACTAGGGGTGCAAATGATACTACAGCATTGGCACATTTAGATAATGTTAAAGTATCTATGAATGCGGCCGCTCTAAATCTAACAGGTTACTCCGCACAAGCTCAACTACGAAAAACATATTCATCGTCTACATCAACAGCATTTACTTCAACGATAACTGCTGCGACAGACGGTGTGATAGAATTAGCACTAACCGACACAGTTACTGGCGCATTGGACGAAGGACGATATGTTTGGGATTTAGTATTAACAGATGCTGCAGCAAATAAAACTAGAGTTGTAGAAGGCATAGTTACAATACGACCAGGAGTTTCAAGGTAAATGGCAATTACAGCAAGAACATCGGGTAGTGGGGGCACAACAGTTTCCATATCAGACGGTGCAAATACTAGAGTAGTCAAGACTACAGTGGCAGGCGCTCAGGGTATACAGGGTATACAGGGCACATCTGGTGCCGCTGCTACCTTTCTAAATAATATGAATGACGTTGACTCGACAAGTGTAGCTGATGGTTCTGTTTTAGTTTATAAAAGTTCAACATCTAAATGGGTCGCTAAAAATGATTTAGAAGCAGACTCAGGTACCATAACAGTAAGTGGTGGAAATTTTTAAGGGATATAACAAATGGCAACAGTAATTAAAATTAAGAAAAGTACTGGCAGTACTGCTCCCACCGCATTGGGTAATGGTGAATTAGGTTATACTCAGGCGGCAGGAACACAGGCAAACGGTGGTTATCGTTTGTATGTTGGTGCCGGAACTGAGTCTGGTGGTGAAGCAGATCATATTGATGTTGTAGGTGGTAAATATTTTACTGACTTGCTAGATCACGCTCACGGCACACTAACAGCATCATCCGCAATCATAGCAGACTCAAATAGTAAAGTTTCGCAGTTGATTGTTGATAACATTGATATTAATGCAAATACTATTTCCACTACAAATACAAACGGAGATTTGGTTATATCTCCACATGGTAGTGGTGATGTTGATGTAAACTCGTCAAAGATTATCAATTTAACAGACCCGACGGCGGCACAGGATGCAGCAACTAAATCCTATGTTGATGCTACTTCATCTGGACTAGATGTTAAGGGTTCGGTTGTGTTGGCAACAACAGCGGCATTGGCAGCATGTACATATGCTAACGGTTCATCGGGTGTAGGTGCTACACTTACAGCTGATGCAAACGGAGCGTTAAGTGTTGATGGTGTTGCTGTAGTCGCGGCAGATAGAATACTTGTTAAGAATCAGTCAGCTCCAGCACAGAACGGTATCTATACGGTATCGGCGACAGGTAGTGGCGGAGCAGCGTTTGTTCTTACAAGAGCAACAGACTCAGACACTTCAACAGAGTTTAACTCTGGAGCATTTGTTTTCGTAGAGAAAGGAACAGCAAACGCCGATAACGGTTATGTGATGACTCAAGATACTACCATTACGTTTGGTAGTACTAGCATTACATTTGACCAGTTCTCAGGCGCTGGACAGATTAGTGCAGGTAATGCTCTAACAAAATCTGGCAACACTATGCACGTTGCTGTAGATGATAGTTCTATTGAAGTATCATCCGATGCATTACGAGTCAAGAGTAACTGGGTTGGACAGAATAGTATTACAACGCTTGGAACTATTACAACTGGTGTGTGGACAGGTACAGCGATAGCAGATGCTCAAATTGTAAATGCTCTAACAATCAGTGGTGGTTCAGTAGATGGTTCAGTAGTTGGTGGTACAACACCAGCAGCTGGTACGTTTACAGCACTGACTGCAAACGATTCTTTAACAGTAAACGCTGATGTTACTATCGTAGGTGACACAACAGGTAATGTTACTTTAGGAGTCAAGGGTGTAGGTTCACAATCTGCTGACTTGTTTCTAGTAGAACAGAGTGACGGTACAGATGTCTTTGCTATCACAGCAGCTGGTGTCATTGATACTGGTACTTGGGAAGGTACAGATGTTGGAGTAGCACATGGTGGTACAGGACTTTCGGCAGTTGCTAAAGGTTCATTACTCGTAGCTAACTCTGCAAACACACTATCGGCGCTTGACGGTGGCGGGTCTAACGACGGCGTTGCTTTTTACACAGCATCAAGCGATACTATCTCTTGGGCGACATCATTGGACGGCGGAACTTTCTAAATGGCGGTTTCAATATTACCTAAAAGGTCTCACAGTGCGGGGAATACACCTGATACTAGTGACCTTATAGCAGGCGAGTTGGCTGTAAATACTGCCGACCAAAAAATATATCTTCGTGATGATAGTAACAATATAGTTACTGTTGCTACTAAAGGACAGACTGCGGCTGAAGTCACTGCAACAGCAATGGCTTTAGCAATAGCATTAGGATAAGACATGGCAACACCAAACTCAAAGGCTACACTAAAAGAATACTGTTTACGAAAACTTGGAAAACCTGTCATCGAGATAAATGTAGATGACGACCAAGTAGACGACCGTTTAGATGAAGCATTAGAATATTTCTCTGAGTTCCATTTCGATGGAGTGGAGAGAATGTACCTAAAGCATCAATTGACTACTGATGATGTCAATAGGTCGAAAGTGGCTGCTGACATCGAAATAGCGAGCACTGATGGTGGCACTACGGCCACACACATACCAACGACAACTACTAACGGTGCGTTGTCGGCATCTGGAACTAGCGTTACGCTTACAAGCGCAACTTCATTCCCGGCGACTGGTACTATTACTATTGCCACAGATGGAACTAATGCGGCAGAAGATGTAGCATACACAGCCGTTAGTGGTAACGTATTGACAACCGCTGCGTTGGCAAGAGCTCATTTGACTGGTTCTGCTGTTACTCTAAAAGTAGCATCTACTTGGAAACAGAATCAGGGTTATATCCCCATACCCGATTCTGTTATGTCTGTAACAAACGTATTCCCGTTTAGTGATAACGCTAGTATGAATATGTTTGATGTTAGATATCAACTAAGATTGAATGACTTATATGATTTTTCTTCAACGTCAGTAGTTCATTACGAAATGACTATGAACCATCTAGACTTTCTTGACCACATTCTTGTTGGTGAGAAACCTATTAGGTACAATGTACACAATAATAGACTGTATATAGATA